AGAAGAAACCGAAAAAGGAATTTTCCAAAGTTTGGTTGGGTTGTGTGGGGGCCGTCACGCTGGTTGTGACGGCCTTCACTCTTGCTATCGTTTGGAAAACCGGGGACACTTCGCCCCTTGCGTATCTGATCCCGGCCATATTCGCTGAACTGGCAACCGCCACAGGCTTTTACTATTCCAAGGCCAAGGCTGAAAACCGGATCAAATTGCGGAAGCAATACGGCCCGGAAATCTACAATGATACAAAGGAGATGTGAACCATGCTGGATGCAGTTCTGAAAAATCTGATTGATATTGGATGGGCCATGCTGATTTTCTTGGCGGCTTACTTGGCAAATGTGGCCTTTTCCCTGTATTACAACATTCGGATTTTGCTTCAGCCCTTTGACAAGAACAAGGCTATCAATTCCGCCTTGAAGGTTGCGGCCTTTGTGGTGGGGTTGACCTTGCTTTGTGTGAGCATTACCACATTGCCCCTGTTCGCTGAACAGCTTGGATGGGCAATCCCGGAAGAATACACGGATATTTTTGCCGATCTGGTGATTGTGGGTGCTGTACTGTTGGTTTCCTGTAAGTATATCAAGGAAGCCTTCACCAAATTTAATGCCATTCTTCAGGCGAAAGGGGAAGATGAACAATGAAACTGGTACAAAATTTTCTGACAAAAAATGATTGCTACAAAAGCGGCAGGAAGATCACGGTGAAAGGGCTGATGCTTCATTCCGTGGGATGTTCCCAACCCAATGCTTCTGTGTTCGTGAAGAACTGGAACCGTTCTGGCCTTGAAGCCTGTGTGCATGGGTTCATTGACGGAAACACCGGCACTGTATATCAGACCCTTCCTTGGAACCACCGGGGCTGGCACGCTGGCGGAGCCGCCAACAACACCCACATTGGGGTTGAAATGTGTGAACCGGCCTGTATCAAGTACACGGGTGGGGCAACCTTCACTTGTTCTGATACTGCTACCGCAAAAGCCGTGGCAAAGAGAACCTATGAAGCGGCGGTTGAACTGTTCGCTTCCCTGTGCAAGCAGTACAACCTTGACCCCATGAAGGACGGGGTGATCATTTCCCACAAGGAAGGTTGCGTCCGTGGGGTTGCTTCCAATCATGGTGATCCTGAACACCTGTGGAACCAGCTTGGAACCGGCTACACCATGAACGGCTTCAGGAAGGCCGTACAAGCCGCCATGAAGGGCGGGGGTGTAACTACTACCACCAGCACTGGAAACGCCGCCACGGGCGGCACAGGGGCCACAGTGAAGCCCTATTTGGTGCGGGTGACGGTTTCCGATCTGTATATCAGAAAAGGCCCCGGAACCAACTACGGGAAGAATGGTTTCATTGCGCCCGGTGTTTATACCATCGTGGCAGAAAGCGCCGGGGCCGGTGCTACCAAGTGGGGCAAACTGAAAAGCGGCGCTGGCTGGATCAGTCTTGACTACGCAAAAACGGTGTGATACCGTGTTAATAGTTTGTTACTAATACCCCCGATTTGACCCACTTTCAATGGGCTGAAATGTTCAATATTTGGGCGCTTCGGAGCGTTGCAGAGCATACTAATTCATGGTATAATAAAAACAGATTAGGCGGGAAGTCCCGGTTTTCCGGGGTTTCCCGCCTTTCTTGTTACTATCGTGTTAATAGTTCAGTGTTCATCGGCCTATAATGTTCACCGCTTTGAACGGCCCCTATTGACATTTCAGCGGCTTTGAATTATACTGAACATAGAACGAGGGTGCCACCGGCAAACGGTTGGTTCCCCTACTGGATTACAGAAGTAACCGCAAGGTTGGGAGCCGGGCGGTTACTTCTTTTTATTGGCCTGCATGAACAGGGCAATAATGCCAACGATTAAAATACCTGTCTGAATCAGATCAGAATATGTAACCATTTGACAGCCCCCCTTTCTATAAAGATCAGGGGGCAAGAAGCGCCCCTGATCTGGTCAGGGGAACTAACCACTTGCCGTTTATCGGTAGCACCATCAAAAGAATACCATAGGATTTGACAAAATTCAAGGGCTTACTGAATTAGTTCAACGGTGCTTTTCAGTTCATCCAAAGTCTTGTGATTATAGACCCGGTTTCCTGTGTCCTTGGACACATGGCCCATGAGAAGATCAATACACTTCCGGTTTGCCCCGGCGCTGTCCAGTTGGGTTTCAAAGGTGTGGCGGCATTCGTGCGGGGTGTGGTTCATCTTCAGAGCCTTCATAATGTCCGCCCAAAATACCCGGTATTGGGTTTGGGAACAGACCCTTCCATTGTAGCTAATTAGGCGGGGGCCACCTTCCGCAAGGCGGGATTCCACCAAGGGCCTGATTTTGGAATGGATAGGAACCACCCGATCCTTCCCCGCCTTGGTTTTGGTTCCGCCCTTCATCGTCCCGGCCTGAAGGTTTATATCTTCCGGCTTCAAGTTCAGAAGTTCGCTGATCCGCCACCCGGAATAAAGCAGGATCAGAACCGTGTCAACCCAAGGTTCTTTCTGATGTTCCCAAACCTTCTTGATTTCTTCCTTGCTGAAGGGAAGGCGGGTGGTTGGTGGGATAGGATCAGAAGTCAGCAAGTCAGAATAGCAACGGGTGATAATGTCCATTTCAAGGGCAAACCTGTCAAGATGGCCCCAAAGGTTCTTAATTGCCGCCTGTGTACTGTACCCCTTCCCGCAACCGTCAATGGTTTCTTGCATTTGGTATGACCGGATTTGTTTATAGGGCTTTTCCCATAACGCTGAACAATGCTTGAACGCTGAACACAAAGATGAACGGTTGGATTCTCCCAGCTTCGGAGCCTTCTTTTCTTTCCAAAGTTCAAACAGTTCCTTCATGGTGATCTTGGCCCGGTCAACATCCCAAGGATCACGGTTATATTCAGCCAATAGCAAATTCCCGGCTTCACGGGTTTCTGTGTAACCCACAATATCATAGATGGGATGGCCCTTGTTATTCCAGCCAATCACTTTTTTCACAATGAATGGGCGGCGGCGATTGCCTGACAGCTTCGCCACAGTCCCATACCCATTGGGATTCCGCATTATATCACCTGTCCTTTCAGGAAAATGGGTATGGCAAAGCCAAACCCGATGTGATATAATGTCCAATGGGGATTGAAACATTAACTTCAAACGGGTTTTGTTTCGCCTGACCGCTTCCGGTGTGCAGACCGGGGGCGGTCATTTTTTTTTGCTTATGTGTTCTGATCTGTTCTGCTGAAATGCCTGAAATCTCTTGAAAATCTTTGAATGGAACAGATGGAACAGATGCTATATTATTCAAATCAAAATATAAAAAAAAATATAAAATAATATATCAGAGATAGGAAAAATATCTGTTCTATCTGTTCTATTTACAATTCAATGGTTTCAGGTGAGCCGCCGAAAGAATATTGCAACTTCAGAAATTCATTGTATTCCTTGGCGGTTCCCCATACTGCAATCATGCCTTTGTCATAGGAGATCACCAAATAATACTTCTGAATTCCTTTGGCCTTGGATGTGGAAAAGGCTTGTCCATGATACTTCAGCATGAAGGCCGCTTCACCCATTGCGCTGAAGGATTGGATTCTATTCATGGGTAAAGTTACTGTGGTTTCTGGCTTCAGCCGTTTGATCACTAAAAGATCATCTTGAACTTCCAAGGTACAAGGATAGTCTGTGGCAAATCCTGTAATGCCTTCATAGTGCATAACCCGTATGGCGGAATTTTTCTTCTTTCCAAACATGGCCCATAACCCCCTTTACTTTATATCGCTTTGGAATGCAACAGCTTTACCAATGATCCTGATGTGATCCAATTCTTCACCACTGAAACGCATGGTTTTATATTGCGGGTTTTCTGCGAAAAGCTGAAGAACCCCGGCTTCCTGATCATAATAGACCCGCTTCAGCGTGGCTTCATCGTCAATGATAACAGCGGCAATTTCACCATCTTCAACCATGGGCTGTTTCCGAATGAAAACAATGTCACCATCATATATTCTGGCCCCGATCATGGAATCGCCCTTTGCCTTCAGGCAGAAATCAGCCTGAATGTTAGCCCCGGCTTCCACATACAGATCAACTTCTTCATTTGCCATGATCGGTTCCCCACAGGCAATGTTCCCCAACAGCGGGAACTTCTTTGTTTCGATCCTGAACAGGTTATCCACGGTAATTTCCCGGTGGGGTTCATCAATCCAGCCCATCAAATAGGCCGGGGTGGTGTGCAATGCTTTTGCAAGGGAAGCGATTTTATCCCGGCGCATATTGGCAATCATACCGGTTTCTCATTTTCTGACCGTGCTTTTTCCAACACCAACTTCATTGGCAACTTGTTCTAAAGTGAGGTTCTGCGAAACCCGCAAATCCTTTATTCTTTGGGCCATATCTAATTCCGCCATGGTCAACACCTCTTTCCTGTTGTTACTACCAATATAGCACACTTGTGTCTTTTATGCAACATAAATTTCGAGAAAAATAAAAAAGTTTCTTTTAAGACAAAAAGGGTGTTGACAAGCTACACGGGGTATGGTATTATGAGAGTGTCCTAAAGGACACAACACAAGCGACAAAGACACAACCTGAACAGGAGGATATAAAATGAAATACTTCGTAATTGCCACCCATTGGGATGATAACCGGAAAGCACAAGTGAGATATATTGCGGGACAGTTTGATAACTACATGAACGCAAGTCTTTTCAAGAATGCATACAACGATCATTACAAAGCTGACGCAATGATAGTTGAAGATTTTTCGTTGATCAACGGATAACCCGAAACGGGGGAAACCCCGTCCACCGGAACCGCCCCACCGGTGCTGATGATGGGAGGACATATTTTTTCAAAGGATGTGATGAAATGAACAAGGCCCGTCTGGAATACGAAATGAATCTGCGTAATGTCAGCAAGTCTGATATGTGCGCCATGCTTGGGATTTCCCGATCCGCCTTTTACCGTAAGTGTAACGGTGAATCGGAATTCACCCAAAGCGAGATTCAGAAAATCGTGGATTTCCTGAATCTTGACAGCCCCATGGGAATTTTTTTTTACCGAAAAAGTGTCCTAAAGGACACGGAAGGGAGAACGCCAAATGAGTGAAGCAAGTCTGAAGCCGGTGATTGATGAACTTGAAACCTTATTTTCAAAATTCAACGCCCGGTTCTTTGAAAACAAGCTGGAAAGCCCGGTGATCACCGTTTCCCCGGATCATACCCGTGGGGCTTATGGCTGGTGTACCAGTTGGAAGGCTTGGCAGAACGGAGCCAAGGAAGGCGGGTTCTATGAAATCAACCTTTGCGCTGAATATCTGAACCGGCCCTATGAAGAAACCTGTGGAACCTTGCTTCATGAAATGGTTCATCTTCAGAACCTTCAGGATGGCGTTCAGGACACTTCCCGTTCTGGCACCTACCACAACAAGAAATTCAAGGAAACCGCTGAAGCCCACGGCCTGATAGTGGAGAAAGGCGAAAAGTACGGATGGCATAAAACCAGCCTTTCCCCGGAAGCCCTTGAATTTGTTCAGAGCCTTGGAAAGCAAGGATTCACCCTTGTAAGACCCCGGCCACTTGGCCTGAAGGGTTCCAGCAAAAGCGGCGGATCATCTTCCAGAAAGTATGTTTGCCCCTGTTGCGGAACTATCATCCGGGCAACCAAAGAGGTTCATGTGATCTGTGCTGAATGTGAAGTTGAATTTCAGGAGGAAATCTAAATGAATGTGAAGCTGACCAAAAGAACAGCGTGGGAACTGATCAGCCGAATTTTCCCCCGGCTGAATATCAGCAAAGATACCACCCCACCTGATGTGGCAATCTTCCGGGCTTCCACCGGCCCCGCTGGTTTGGAAATCCGCTGTGAAAATGACTGGTTCAACCATAACGGGCGGATCAGGTTGACCCTTTCCGATGGTGAGAACCAGATCATCCAGTATTATCACCCCGACACCCTGAACCGGGATTATGTGGCGGAGCAGGCAGAAAAAGAAGAAGCCGCAAGAGAAGCCCGTAAAGAATGGGTTTGGGCTATGGGTAAGGAAATGGCCCATAGACTGGTGGATCAGTATTGGGGAGGTCAAACCAATGAGGATTGATCTGAACCTAAATCCTGTTGTGGGCGGAAAAGTCCGGGTAATGTGTAAATCTTACCGGCAAGCCACAAAAAAGAAAGCCAAGTTGGAAAGAGCATATCCAGATTCTTGTTACCTAATTGGACAAGATACGATGGGATATTTCATCTTGCGAACTAAATGAATAGGAGGTTATAAGTGTGAACACCTTTGCAGAGCGTTTGAAGTACGCAATGGAACAGGCTGATTTGAAGCAATCGGCCCTTTCCGAACAGGCCGGGATTTCCAAGGCCGCAATCAGTCAGTATCTTTCCGGGAAGAACACCCCCAACCAAGAGCGGATCAAGGCGCTGGCCGATGTTACCGGCGTGACCTTTGATTTCCTGATGGGATATGGAGCCGCCCCGGTTACTGATGCCCCGCCCCCGGTGAAGAAAATCAGCGTGAAGGAAGCGGCCCGGTGTATGGGCAAATCTGATCAGTTTGTGCGGATCGGCCTTCAGCGTGGCCTTCTCCCCTTTGGCAATGCGGTTCCCGGAACCGGGAACAACTGGAACTATTACATTAACCCCACCAAGTTCAGGGAGTATGTGGGCGCTGAAGCGTTCAACAGCTTCTTTGGACTGACTGCCTAAATGAAAGGATGGTAACGATGATGCAGATTGGATGCACGGTTCTGATTCTTCCCAATGCTGAATATAGCGGGAAGTTTACTGGTATGACCGGTAAGGTTGGCAAGTATTACGGGATCGCCAAGAATGGCCCCAAGGTTGGCGTGGAGTTCCCCGGCATGAAGAACGATTGTGAAAGTGGTTTGTTCTGGTTCAGTGTGGAAAAGGTGGAAGTTCTTCAGACCCAGCCTTTTGTGGAATACCTGATGAACGATGCCGCTTTTACCACTACTTTGGCGGAAGGTACTTCCCGGATGCACCGGAAGCGTGAGCGGCTTCCTTTTCCCGATGTGAAGAAGGTTATCTTCAGCGGCCCCAAAACCATTGTTCTGTGGTCGGATGGCACCAAGACCATTGTTTCCTGTGGGGACGGTGACACCTACGATTATTATAGCGGCTTCTGTGCGGCGGTTGTGAAGAAGCTGTTCGGTTCCACCACCCATGCCAAAAAGGTTTTGGGCAAGGTGGTTCAGGTTCAATGATTACGCTATTCCAGCACCAGCAACAGGCCCTTGACCAGACAGAAGGCCATAACCGATGCGCTTATTACCTTGATATGGGCCTTGGGAAAACCTTTGTTGGTTCAGAAAAAGCCCTGAAGCTAAATAGCCGTGTGAACCTGTTGATTTGTCAATGTTCCAAGGTTTCTGATTGGATAGATCACATGGTTGAGAACTACGCTATGAACCATTGTTGGATGATCTATGATCTGACCAACCCAAAAGAATTTAAGTGGTTTATGGCGGCGGTTTCCGAAACCGATAATCCTACCAGAATTTGTGGCGTGATCAATTATGAACTGACCTTCAGACGGAAGATTTTGAAAACCCTTTCCGGGTTTACGCTGATGCTTGATGAAAGTTCACTGATCCAGAACGAAACCGCCAAGCGTTCAAAGTTCATTCTTTCCTTGAACCCTGAAAATGTGATTCTTCTTTCCGGCACCCCCACTGGTGGCAAATATGAAAAGCTGTGGAGCCAATGCCAACTTTTGGGATGGGGCATATCCAAGGAACTGTTCTGGAAGCAGTACATTCAAACGGAATGGGTTGAAGATGATGGGTTTTGGCGGCAGAAGATCACCGGCTATAAAAATGTTGATCGTCTGAAGAAGAAGCTGGCCGAACACGGAGCCGTGTTTATGACCACTGATGATGCCGGGATTTACCTTCCTGAAAGAACCATGATCCCGGTAAGAACGCCCCCAGCAAAGGAATATTGGAAGTTCTGGAAGGATCGAGTGATCAGTATAAACACCGCAACCCTTCAGGAATTTGAACTTGATTCAGATTTTTGGGGTTCCAATGAAAGCTATGAGCGGGAATTGATTGGTGACACCAGCTTGACCCGCCGCTTGTATGCCCGTCAGCTTTGCGGCCTATATAATCCGAACCGGTATAAGGCTTTCCGGGAACTGGTGGAAAGTACGGAAGATCGCTTGCTTGTGTTCTATAACTTCACAGAAGAAATGGAGCGCATGAAAGGGATTGTGAAGGCTATGAACCGTCCTGTTTCTATCCTGTCTGGTGAAGTCAAGGATTTGGGGGCCTATAACTTCCATTCCAATTCTGTGACCTTCATTCAGTATCAGGCCGGGGCTATGGGTGGAAACTTCCAGAAGGCCAACAAGATCATTTATTTCAGCCTTCCCCAAGGGTGGGAACTTTGGGAGCAATCCCAAAAGCGGATTCACCGCATTGGCCAAGATCGCCCGTGCTTCTATTACTGGATGATCTGTCCGGGGACGGTGGAGGAAGATATTTATTCCACTTTGCAAATGAGAAAGGATTACAACGATGAACTGTTCAGAAAATACGAGGATAGCCACCCGGAGGGCTAAACGGGATCAGTGGTTCAGACGGATGTTCACCGTGGCCCTTCTTGTAGGCTTGGCGATTGGTTTTTTGCTTGGAGCCTTTACGGTTCTTATGCTTGAATGTTCGGCGGAAGAGCCGAACCAAGAGCCTTCCCAATCCACTGAAGTTCAGCCCACCCAATCTGTGATCCCCTTGCCGGAAGTTACTGTGGAGCCGGAACCGGAATATTTAGGAGAATTCAGGATCACCGCCTATTGTTCCTGTGAAATCTGTTGCGGCAAGTGGGCTGAAAACCGGCCTGATGGAATTGTTTATGGCGCTTCCGGTGAAGAACTGGTTGCCGGCGTTTCCTGTGCTTCCCCGCTACCCTTTGGAACTGTTGTGGAAATTGAAGGGGTTGGAACCTACATAGTTCAAGACAGAACTTCTTCATGGGTGGTTGATAAGTATGGGGAAAACCTGATTGACATTTACTTTGATGATCATGAAGCGGCCCGTGAATTTGGGCTTCAGTATCATGATGTTTATTTGAAAGAAGGTGCAAACAATGATCAAATGTGAAAACCCCTGTCCCTTGGGGAAGTTTGATGGGTGTTGCCATAAATGCCCCAGCTTCCACACTTGCCCCGATGCCTGTTCGGAACATCCTGATAAATGTGGAACGGCAACCTTTGATGAAGAAACCAGCCTTCAGGAATTCCAGCAATCCCAGCTTGCCACCCTGAACGCTATTGCTTCCCTGACAGCCCACAAAAAGACCGTTGAGGAGCAGGAAAAGACCATGAAAGCGGCCTTGTATGATGCTATGGTGAAGTTCGGGATCAAGAAGTTTGAAAGTGATGTTCTGAACCTGACTTTGGTTGAACCCACCACCAGCACCAGCATTGATGCCGCCAAGCTGAAAAAGAAATATCCGGCTATTGCGGCGGAATGCTCCAAATCCAGCGCCAAGGCCGGTTATGTAAAGATCACCCTGAAAGGTGGTGAAAAGTAATGATGAACCCTTTATGTTTTGTAACCATCACACTTCACTTTGAAATCAGAAACAGTGAAATGTATGGTGGAAGCGGTTCAGTTGGGTATTCCGCTTCTTCATTCCAAGGGGTTTCCCACCCTGAACAGGCGGATGATTCCTTTGTAGAAGCCCAGCGCCGCATTACAGCCAAGCTGTTGAGTGTGCCGGTTGAAGATGTAACGGTTATCACAAAGGATGCCTATGATGCCGCCACAGAAGAACCGGAAGATGATTTTGATGATAGGGATTGGTGAAGCAGTTGGCAAGGGATGAATTTTGGGATGCGCTAAAGGAATACGCCCACCGGAACCACCAAGAACGGGTTTCCAAGAACTCTGACCGGATCGCTTATGCTATCCAGCAATTTGAAGCCCACGGGATTGAATACCAGTTGAAGAACCGGCAGACCGGCCACTTCCATTGCTGGCGGAAGTCTGATGATAAACTATTCCAGTTTTACGCTGGCACCGGCAAGATTCAGGGCCTTCAGACCCGTGGAATTCACAGCCTGATCAAGATATTGGAGGGATAAGGATGCAAAAAAGACTTACTGTGAAGGAACTGAAGGCCGCTTTGGTTGATGTTCCTGATGAACTGGAAGTTCGTTTTGGGAGTGATACAGAAGAAGCCTATGAAATCATTATTGAAATGGCAAGGCGGGTAAAGTATGAACTTCCTGATGGGCAGAAATTCGAGGACACCGGCGAAACTGGCGTGGATTACTTTGAAATCTATGGAAACGCTGTCCAGAGTGATGATTTCTGATGGCCGGTGAAAAGAATTTTGAAAACCGCCTGAAGAAGTGGTTAGAGGATGAAGGGATTTACCCTTTGGGGGAGCCGGTTAACCGTATGAGCGCCCCGCCTTGTGGGTATTGGGAAAAGCGTTGGGGTGGTGGGAGGTATGTAAAAAGCGGCCTTCCTGATATGCGGATCGTGGTGAAAGGGCTGGCCCTTGAAGTGGAACTGAAGGCCACTACCGGCACCCCTTCAGAACTGCAAAAGCGCAACATTGCCCAAATCAACAATTCCGGTTGCTTCGGCTTCATCCTGTACCCGGAAGGCTTTGAAACCTTCAAGAAAATTGTGAAAGGGGTGAAACAATGCGAGTTTCCCACAGCCGGGTTGATCTCTTTAATAGATGCCCATACAGATACCGCTTGCGATATGTGGAAGGGCTGAACACTATCCCTGATACGGAACCCGACAACGCCTTAATCCTTGGCACCGCCCTTCATACGGGCATTGAAGAAGGGGTTGAAAAGGCCCTTGACTTCTACCAGTCCAGCTTCCCAATTCTGACGGATGATCATGTGAATGAAATGATGAAGCTGGAAGCCATGATCCCCAAGGCCAAGGCCCTATTGCCACCGGGCGGAGCCTTTGAACTTCCTATTGGAAACGCTGATTTTATAGGCTTTATGGATTATCTGTGGCCCGCTGGATGGATGAACACAAGGCACCCTTCCAACTATTGGGGTGAAGATGTTCAGGTGTTTGATCTGTACGACTTCAAATATTCCAACAATGCCAAAAGCTACGCCGTTTCCGGTCAGTTGCATGAATACAAGTATTGGTATGAACTGACCCACCCCGGCCACCGGATCAGGAATATGTATTTTCTGATTGTCCCAAAGGTGAAAATCAGGCAGAAGAAAACGGAAACCATTCAGCAATTCCGGGACAGGTTGCAGGATGCTTTGAAAGACGCTGAACCATCTTTATTGCCGGTTCAGTATGACCCCATGAAAATTGTGGACTTCTTGACCGGCACAAAGCACATGGTTGAAGCCACAGATTTTCCCAAGAACCCTAACCACTTTTGCGGTTGGTGTGAATATCAAGAATACTGTGAGAAAGGATGGGATTATATGTTACTTCCCAAAAATGAACGGCGTAATCTGAACGCCACCAAGAAGAAGGTTGTCTGGCTATATGGCGCACCCTTCAGCGGCAAGACCTTCTTCGCAAACCAGTTCCCTGATCCCCTGATGCTGAACACGGATGGCAATATCAAGTTTGTGGATGCCCCCTATATCGCTATCCGGGACACGGTAACGGTGGAAGGTCGGTTGACCAAGCGGCAGTTGGCTTGGGAAGTCTTTTCCGATGCTGTGACAGAGTTGGAGAAGAAACAGAACGATTTCAAAACCATTGTGGTTGACCTTCTGGAAGATACTTATGAGGCTTGCCGGGTGTATATCTGTGACCGGCAGGGGTGGAAACATGAAAGTGATGATTCTTTCCGGGCTTGGGATATGGTAACTTCCGAATTCCTGAACACCGTCAAGCGGCTGGTCAATCTGGACTATGAAAACATCATCCTGATCAGCCATGAGGATCGGAGCCGTGACCTTACCCGCAAGAGCGGTGACAAAATCAGTTCTATCCGCCCCAATCTTCGGGAAAAGGTTGCCAACAAGGTTGCCGGTATGGTTGACCTTGTGGCCCGTATCGTGGCGGATGATAATGACCGGGTTCTTTCCTTCAAGGCTTCGGAAGTGATCTTTGGCGGTGGGCGGCTAACTGTCCACAACAAGGAAATCCCGCTGGATTATGAAGCCTTCTGTGAAGTCTACGAGGAAGCCAACCAGAAGGCCGCAGGAGCCATGAAGCACGGCGGCAATACCCCAGCTACCCCCGCACCGGAAACGGGTGACAGCGGCGAACAGAAGCCCACCAGACGGGGCAGAAAGCCCAAAGAGGAAGAAACCCCGGCCCCTAATCCTGAAGATGTGGAAGATGCTGAACGGGCGGCGGCTGGCGATCCTGATGGTACATGGACACCGGGCGGCGGTGAAGCAGATGATTCCGACCCTATGGGGCAGACGGAGCCGAAAGCCTTGCCCAAATGCCCTGATGGGGAACGGATCTTCAAGCAGTTCAACGACAGCAAGGGTGAAATCCCCCTTTGCCCCAACATTGATGCCGGCCACTGTTGCCACAAGGAAGGCGGCCCTGATGCTTGCCCCCTGTGGGATCGTCCCAAGGACACCGAACCTGCACCCAAGATGGATGTGAACCCGCCCCGGCGCACCCGGAAGAAGCGTGAACCCCATGAAGATTGACCCTTGCCCCTGTGTAATCAGCCTGAAGGATGGCTCGGTTCACACGCTGTTTGAATTCCGCCACTTCTTGGAATTGGTGGAAGATTGCATGGGCTATGATGCCGCCAAATGGTTAAGAACCCATGTAGAACAGGCGGAAAAGGCCGCTGATTATACCCAAGCCAAGGTTGATACTGACCTGACCGCTTATGAAAGCGATTTGGAAAGCAACCGCAGAGCCTTTCAGGATATTCAAGCGGAAGCCGCCGCAATTACCCAAGTTCTTCAAGGGAAGCGGGCTGATCGTCAAAAAATCGCCCATTCCGTGAGGGAAATAGGAAAGATCATTTCCAATCAACTTTAGGAGGTAAACACCATGAATGATGCGCTGAACAAGTTCAAAGCGGAAATGGAAAAGCGGGGGCTGTTCCGCAAAATTACCGTTGCCGCAAACCTGATCCCCCCCCCGCCCGGCCTTAACCCGGAAGCCCTGATTGCCATTCACAAGCTGGCCGCAAAAGAAGCCCTGATCATGTATGCACAGAAGCATGATGATTTCAGTGACCTTTTGGCTGAAGCGGCCTTTGATAACCTGTTTGACACCATCCTTACGGATGATCTGTTCAAGCCGGTTGAGGGGTTCACACCTACTGACGAGGAACGGGCCAAAATGGAGGAAGCAGAGAAAACCGCTAAAGCACTTTCCGGCCTGTTCGACATTCTGAAGAACATCTAAAATTACATTTAGGAGGAAATTTATTATGGCTATCGACTTTGACAAGATTGATCGTACCGTTGATCTGAAGGGCCTTCAGGCCGATGTGGAGGATGCCAAGAAGAATGGCGGCGGGGACTTCCCCACCATTCCCGCTGGCAAGTATGAAGCCCGTGTGGAGAGCATGGAAATCAAAGGAACCAAGGCAGACCCCAACCGCCCCATGTTGGCTGTGTCCTTCAAGATTCTGTCCGGTGAGTACAAGAACCAGCGCCTTTTCATGAACCGTGTTCTGTACGGCACCAAGAATGACAAGAACATGATCGCTTCCGCTATGGGCTTCTTGGAAAAGTTGGATTCCGGGGTTCCCATCAGCTTCACCAGTTACAAGCAGTTTGCCCAACTTGTCCTTGATGTAGCGGAAGCCATTGACGGGAAGCTGGAATATGCGGTGGATTACGATGATACCCGCTTCAATTCCATCAGCATTGATGAAGTCTTTGAAGTTGAGGATTGAAAACCGGTGTGCACTTTTTTATAATCAAATTGAGCACTATATGTACTCATATTGACTTTTTTGAACCTTAATTTTCAAAAACGCCGGGGCAAGCGCCCCGGTTGGCCCCAAGGTGAAGCCTTCCCGTGGCGGGGCTGTTTTCACTGATTCACCGAAAATTCCTTCAGAAAGTGGGTGACACGATGATCTTCTATGACTTTGAGGTTTTCGCTTATGATTGGCTGGTTGTCCTGATTGACTTGAACGCCAAACAGGAAACCGTGATCATCAATGACCCTGACAAATTAAAAGGCTTCTATGAGAGCCACAAGGAAACCATTTGGGCCGGGTACAACAGCCGCCATTATGACCAATTCATTTTGAAGGGTATCTTGTGCGGGTTCAACCCAAAGAAAGTGAATGACTGGATCATCCTTGATGATAAACCCGGCTATCGGTTTTCAAGCCTGTTCAGGAACTTCCCCCTGATTAACTATGATGTGATGCCCAATCCGCCTATCAGCCTGAAGGCGCTGGAAGCCTTCATGGGGCATTCTATCAAGGAAACCACAGTTCCCTTCGATATTGACCGGCCTTTGACAGAAGCGGAGCTGGCGGAAACGGTCAAATATTGCCGCCATGATGTGGAAGAAACTGTGGAAGTATGGGTTCGCAATATTGCGGAATTCAACACCACAATGTTCTTTGTAAATCACTTTCATCTTGGAAGTAATTCTATTGGGAAAACCAAAGCCCAGCTTGCCGCAGAGATTTTGGGCGGGAATGGGAAGGGAAAATCTTTTGATGATGAATTTGACTTTCCAATTTTAGATTGCTTACGGTTGAAAAAATACCGTTTTGTGGCGGACTGGTACAAAAACCCCGTTAATCATGATTATGGGAAGGCGCAGGAGAATATAACCGTTGCCGGTGTTCCACATACCTTTGCTTGGGGCGGTGGGCACGGCGCTATTCCCAAATATCACGCCCACGGGATCTTCTTGGTGATTGATGTTACAGCCTATTACCCATCCTTGCAAAAGCAATTCAAAATTGGGTATCGGGTAATGGATCATCCTGAAAACTTTGAGTTCATCCATGATAGCAATATTGAATTCAAGCGCAAGGGAGATAAAAAAGCCCGTCAGCCATTCAAGATCATGGACAATGCTATTTCAGGGCAGATGAAGCAACCACAATCGGCACTTTACGACCCCATGAGCAACAACACCATTTGTATCAACGGCCAACTTCTGCTTCTGGATTTAGTTGAACACCTTGAACCCTATTGCAAACTTGTTCAGAACAACACAGATGGTATCATTGTCCAGCTTGCGGATTATGACCGGGATTTTGAAAAGATTGATGATGTGGTTTGGGAATGGGAGCAAAGAACCGGAATGAAGATGGACTTTGATACTTTCATGGGTGACATTTATCAGAAAGATGTAAACAACTATTTTTTGGTTGACCGGGAAACCGGGGCGGTTAAAGCCAAGGGCGCTTATGTAAAAAAACTGTCTGATCTGGATTATGACCTTCCTATTGTCAACCGGGCCATTAGTGAATACTTTTCCCACAAAACCACACCAGAGGAAACCATTATGGGGTGTGGAGATTTGCGAGATTTCCAAAAGGTTGTAAAAGTTTCCAGCAAATATGAATGTGCGCTTTACTCCCCTGTTATCACTATGGAGAAAATCAGGGACGAAAAAGGCCGTTCAAAAAATGTGAAAAGGTTCAGCGGCGGTGAAGTTCAAACTGATAAAACATTCCGTGTGTTCGCTTCAACTGACCGGAGCAAGGGCGGATTGTTCAAAGTGTCCGGTAAAGTGGTAAAGGGCCGCAAGAAAAACCCTGAAAAATTCGGGAACACCCCGGAACATTGCTTCATTATCAATGATGATGTGACAAATCTTCCCGTTCCCGATGAACTGGACAGACAGTATTACATTGATTTGGCGTGGAAGCGCCTAAAAGACTATGGAGTTGACCGGGAAGGGGGGGGGGATTTGAGCCATGCAACTATTCAGAGGATATGTCCCGACAAAAGACAAACAGTGTCTTGAAAAGTTCAAGGGAAGAAAACGGTTAAACACCCTTGAAGAAGTTCAAGACCTTGACGAATACGCCGCTATTCTTGGGGATGAAACAATCCTGATTGATGTGGATAATGCGGAAACCAGTGAACTTCTATTCCATATTGTTCAGGACTTGGGCTTGAAATGCCGGGTATATGCGACCACACGGGGCAAACACTTCTATTTCCGAAACCCTGAAGGGTATGTGGAAAAAAGCTGGACAAAACAGACCTTGGCCCTTGGTATTGAAACAGATTCCAAGGTTGGGCGGAACAACAGCTATGCCATTATGCGCTTCAATGGGGTTGATCGGGAAATCATTCAGGATTGCCCGGAAGATGAAATTCAAGACCTTCCCAAGTGGTTGACCCCGGTAAAAACCAACATGAAGTTCTTGGATATGAGAGCCGGAGACGGGCGGAACCAAGCCCTGTTCAACTACATTCTAACCCTTCAAAGCGAGGACTTCACCAAGGAAGAAGCCCGTGAAACTATCCGCATGATCAACCGGTATGTGCTGGAAGATCCCCTTTCTGACCGGGAACTTGAAACAATCCTTCGGGATGATGCCTTCAAAAAGCCTATCTTCTTCAAGGATAAAACATTTCTGTTTGATAAGTTTGCGGTTTACCTGAAGAATAACAACCATATTGTGAAAATCAATAACCAGCTTCACATTTACCGGGATGGCATTTATGTTCCGGGCGCTATGGAAATTGAAGCGCAAATGATCAAGCATATCCCAAACCTAAAACGGGCGCACCGGTCAGAGGTTTTAGCTTATCTGGAAGTAATGTTTCAGACCGAGGGAGAAACCAGAGCCACCAACCCTAATATCATTGCCTTCAGCAATGGCCTTTACAATATCCGGGATGGTTCTTTCATGGACTTTACCCCGGAAATTGTGATTACCAATAAAATTCCGTGGCCCTACAACCCCGCTGCCCACAATGACCTTTTGGACTATACATTAAACCGGCTGGCTTGTAATGATCCTGAAGTCCGGGCCTTGCTGGAAGAAATGGTGGGCTATTGTCTGTACCGGCGCAATGAACTTGGCAAAGCCTTCATTCTGATTGGCGATAAGAGCAACGGCAAATCCACCTTCCTTCATGTGGTCAAAAATATGTTGGGGGATAAGAATATTGCTTCCCTTGACCTGAAAGAACTTGGGGACAGGTTCAAAACCGCTGAACTGTTCGGAAAGCTGGCGAACATTGGTGATGATATTGGGGATGAATTTATTGCCAATGCGTCTGTATTCCGCAAACTGGTAACAGGCGAACGGGTGAATGTGGAGCGGAAGGGCCAAGATCCCTTTGAATTCAATAATTATTCCAAGTTCCTGTTTAGTGCTAATGTGATCCCCCGCATGAAGGATAAGACCGGAGCCGTTCAAAGGCGCTTGGTGATTGTTCCCTTTGATGCCAAGTTTACCCCCAATGATGCAGATTTCCGCCCATTTATTAAAGATGAGTTGTGTGAACAAAGTTCAATGGAATATCTGATCCAGTTGGGCTTGAATGCCCTGAAGCGTGTTCTGACCAATGCCGCCTTTACCACTTCCAGCCGGGTTCAGGGGCAACTTGACGAGTACGAACAGAACAACAACCCCATTATTGGCTTCATTCAGGAAATCGGACTGGATGGGATCATCAATGAAGCCACTGATACAGTTTATCGGAGATATAAAGAATATTGCATTTCAAACAATTTCCAAGCCCTATCCAAAATTGAGTTTTCCCGACAAATCTGCAAACGCTGTGGCTTAACCAGTGGAGCAAAGTATATCAAGGGAAGAAAAACAAGAATTTTCGTGGAAGAAGGTGATTTATGATGGCCGGTTCTAAAAAAGTGTTCGCCACCCTTGGGAGTTCAAACCATGTGCCTGAAGAACGGGAAGCCTTTGACTACTACGCCACCGATCCCAAAGCTGTGGAAATGCTGTTGGAACTGGAACAGTTTGCCCCGGTGATTTGGGAACCGGCCTGTGGTGAAGGCCACATTTCCAAGGTGCTTCAGGCACACGGTTATCAAGTCATTTCCACCGATCTTGTTTACCGGGGCTTTGGTGATCCTGAACCGCTGGACTTCCTGAAGGAAACTTTGGATGGATTTGAAGGCGATATAATCACCAACCCGCCATATTCAACGGGGCTTGAATTTGTTCAAAGAGCGCTTGAAAGCGTTCGCCCCGGTGGAAAAGTGGCAATGTTCCTGAAGGTTCAGTTCTTGGAGGGGCAAAAGCGGGGGGCCTTTTTCAAAGACACCCCCCCCGAACCGTCTACATATCCCGTTCCCGGTTGGCTTGCTATAAGAACGGGGATATGAGCGCCAAGCCTGAAAGCGCCATTGCCTATGCGTGGTATGTATGGGAAAAAGGGTTTACCGGTGATCCGGTGATTAAGTGGTTCAACTGAAAGGATGGTGAAGCATGAACCATCAATATTCCAGATTCAAGAAGAAAAATATCCCCTATGCCAAAGTGGGGCGGCGAGTGTTTATCAACTTATTCAATGCAGAAACCTTTTGTTCAAAACATGGGCTTGATATGGATTCCGCCATTGAATATGGTGAAAACACTGAACTGAAGCGGAAGGTTGAAGAAATCGCTAAATACCAGAAGCCGATTCTTCGGGAAGTCATTGAGCGGCTGGAAAATCGGTGTGCCGTTCTACACGAGGAAATAAAAAGACTTTCAGATTCCTTGGAGAATTGCCACCCGCTGGATCGGGGGTTTCTTGAAGATCAGCTTAACAAGGCGATTTCTAAAAACGATGGCACCCATGAAGCAAGGGAAATAGTGTGGGACCTGTTAGAAGAATTAGAAAGGTTGACTGGATGGCATGATTAAAGACAGTGGAGAGCGCACCCAGTTTGATACTGGGGCGGTTCGGGATATGCACACCGGCAAAGGCCGCATGGATTTATTACCGTGGGAAGCCCTTGTGGAAGTTTCCAAGCATTGTGAAGAAGGGGCGCTGAAGTACGGGGAACGCAACTGTGAAAAAGGCATTCCCATTCACAGCCTGATTGATTCAGCCTTCCGTCACCTTGCCAAGTACATGATGGGCATGAAGGATGAACCCCACCTTCGGGCGGCTTGCTGGAATTGCTTATTCGCCTTGTATATGGAAATCAAACACCCTGAACTTCAGGACATACCAACCAGAATGGAGGAACCGCATGAACAGAACTGAACGGCGGAGAGCCAAGAAAGCGGGTATTCCGGTAAAGAAGGAACCCGTGGTGAATATCAAAGCCGCTGATGTTCAGAAGATCAAACAGGATGCTTCCAAAGAAGCGGCGGACAAGGCTTTTCTTCTGATGCTGGGGTTGCCGGTGATGGTGCTTCATGACAAATTCGGCTTTGGCCCGGTTCGGTGTGAACGGTTCACGGATGCTGTTCTTGAACTGTATGATAGCTTTGAAAAAGGTTATGTGTCCCTTGAAGATATTCACCTGACCCTGAAAGAAGAAACCGGGATCACTATTGTTTCAGATGGGAGGTTGAAAGATCGTGGGAACTAAACCTTGGCAAAACAGTGAAGGCTATTCCGATCCCACCGCCTATGAGGGATTGAAGCCTGTCATTCGAGAGGATGAAGAACAGCAACGGCGGTTGAACAATCTGATTTTCGTTCTGAAGTACATTATCCGCTTGGCCGGGTTTGAACTGTTGAACCGGATTGAACTGAAAGATAAGCGGAATGGGAGGGAGTTCAAATAATGGGGCCGAATAGCGATACAGGGAAAGGAACCCTGTATATTAACGGGGAACCCCTTGCGGAAGTTGGGGAAATCAAAATTCCACTGGAAGTGGAGCCGTCAGATCTTCCACCGATTCTGGCCAATGTTTCTTTCACTATCACAATGGATTGCCCCCGGTGGTTGCGGCGGAAGTTGGCGTGGTGGATTTTCAAAGCCCGGTTGAAAGACCTAATACACCGGATTTTCCACTTTTGAAAATTAACTTTCAAGAAAACGACCCCACCAAAATCCTTCAGGGGTTGGGGTTGGAACAGATATGGGACAGATGTAAAGGCTTGATCTGTTCCGGTGAAAACTATTGTAAATGCTGGCGTTTAGGTAAAGTAGAACAGATAGAACAGATGTTATATTACTTAAACTTAAAAAGTAAAAAAAATATATAAGATAAGTAATATAAGAGAACTGTCCAAAGATGTGTTCTATCTGTTCTACACATTGAAAAGCCTTGATATTTCAGGAGTTTTCACAGAACAGATGTGTGAAAGGATGTGTGCTACATAGTGACTGATAAGGAACTTTCCCAGCGGGCTAAAGAATATTTTGCCCAAATCCGAAAAACTGACCGACTGATCCAGCGGTTGACAGATACAGTGAATACCCTTCGATCCGGGTTGACCAGTCAAAGCTATGAACTGAAGCCTGACAAGGTTCAGACTTCCGGGCCAAAAGACACTTTAGGGGAAACCATTGCAAAAATCATGTCCCTTGAAGATGATATTAACACCCGGATTGATGAACTTGTGACCATGAAGAAGGAAGCCTTCAGCATGATCAGCAAAGTTCCTGACCTTGACCAGCAAAATGTTCTTGTAGGCCGGTATATCCAACTGAAAAAGTGGGAAGATTTAGCCGCTGAATTTGAGTACACCACCCAATGGCTTTTTGAAATTCACGGGAAGGCTTTACTTGCTTTTGCCAAGGAAAATGCCGATTTCTTGAAAGAACCGAGTAAAGTTTAGTTTCACCTGTTGAAAGTTTAGTGTTTTTTCGGCTATCATATAAAGTGAAAAAGCGTCCGAGGGGGAACCTTCGGCGCTTTTCTTTTGATTTCAAAGGGGGTGAATACCTTGACACCGAAACAGCGGAAGTTTTGTGATGAATACCTGATCAGCGGCAATGCCACCGATGCGGCAATCAAAGCGGGGTATTCGCCCAAGACCGCAAAGCAGACAGGTTCAGAAAACCTTGCAAAACCTGACTTGAAACAGTACATTGAAGCTGAACTTGACAAACTGCATTCCGCCAAAATCGCTGATGCCCAAGAAGTTCTTGAATACCTTACTTCCGTTATGCGGGGGGAACACACTGAACAGGTGTTGAAACTGGTGGGTGATGGCATTCAGGCCGTGACAGATATTGATGTTTCCGCCAAGGAACGGATCAAGGCCGCTGAATTGATTGGCAAGCGTTATGCCCTGTTCAGTGACAAGATGGACTTGGGCGGTGCTGTTCCCGTGGTTATCATGGGGGATGATCAACTTGAAGATTAACCCCAAGGCCAAGGTGATCCGCCTTCCTGAAGTGGTGGGCAAAGGCTACGCCACTTTTTGGAACTTCAAAGGCCGTTACCGGGTTTGCAAGGGTTCCCGTGCTTCAAAGAAATCCAAAACCACGGCCTTGAACATCATCAAACGGATGATGCAATACCCGGAAGCCAATACCCTTGTGGTTCGCAAAGTGTTCAGAACCTTGAAGGATAGCTGTTTCACGGAATTGAAGTGGGCAATCAACAGGCTTGGGGTTCAGGCTTATTGGGAAGTCAAGGAAAGCCCCCTTGAAATGACCTATATTCCAACCGGTCAGAAGATTTACTTCCGGGGCCTTGATGATCCCTTGAAGGTGACTTCTATCACGGTTGAAATTGGGTATTTGTGTTGGTGCTGGATTGAAGAAGCCTATGAAATCACCAATGAAGATGATTTCAATATGCTGGATGAAAGCATTCGTGGTGCTATCCCGGAAGAAACCGGCCTGTTCAAGCAAATCACCCTGACCTTCAACCCGTGGAATGAAAAACACTGGATCAGGAAGCGGTTTTTCGGGGAAATCACCGGCAAGGACGGCCAAGGGAACCCCACATATCAGTTCCATGATAGCTGGATTTCCCCTGATGGTCAGATTTACGCCACAACCACCAATTACCTGTGTAATGAATGGCTGGATGAAGCCGATCTGAAGGTTTTTGAAACCATGAAGCAGAACAACCCCCGGCGCTATAAAGTGGCCGGTTTGGGTGGTTGGGGCATTGTGGATGGCCTGATTTATGAGAACTGGACAGAAGAAGCCTTCAATCCGGCTGAAATCAGCGCCCGGAAGGGTGTAAAATCGGCCTTTGGGCTTGACTTCGGCTATACCAATGACCCCACGGCCCTGTTCTGTGGGCTGGTGAGCAAAGAAGAAAAGACCATTTGGGTTTTCGATGAACTGTATGAAAAAGCCCTGACCAACCGGGCAATCAGTGACCGGATCACGGTGATGGGCTATGCCAAAGAGCGGATCAAGGCCGATTGTGCAGAACCCAAGAGCATTGACGAATTGCGGGAAGCTGGCCTTCATCGTATCAGAGCCGCCCGGAAGGGCAAAGACAGCGTAAACAATGGCATTCAGTACATTCAGGATTATAAAATCATCATTCACCCCCGTTGTGTGAACTTCCTGACTGAAATCAGTAACTACACATGGGATGAAGATAAATTCGGGGCCAAGATCAACCGGCCCATTGATGATTTCAACCACCTGATGGACGCTATGCGTTATGCGCTGGAAGATATGCTGGTTGGCCCCGCCTTTAGCTTCGAGTAATAACACGATAGTAACAAATCGCCCTGAAAACGCTGTGTTTTCGGGGTTTTGTCTTTATTGGGTAATAAGGAAGGAACCGCCCATGTTTGAACAGCAATACATTCTGAACAAGAATGAACAATGGGCGGATCGGCTTCCCTATCAGTCTTTGAAGATTGAAGTGGAACTTTCAAACCAAACGCTGACTTTGGAAAAGACCAAACAGCGGCCCATTGGATTTCAAGCCCCCCCCCACGGAAGGAAGGTGATTGAATATGCCCATGCTTGTTGAAACTGAAATGGCCCGGATCAATCGCCTGATTGTGATGGGCGGATATACCGGAATGACTGAACTTCAGTTTTTCGCCGCTGAAATTGATGAATGGAAGTGGAGCCGGAAACGGAAGGAACAGATTATCGGGGATGCCTATTATGAAGGCTACCATGATATTCTTCAGCGGAAGCGCACCATTATTGGTGAGGATGGCAAACTTCAGGAAGTTGATAACCTTCCCAATAACAGGCTGATTGACAACCAATTTGCCCTGATGGTGGATCAGAAAACCAACTACCTTGTGGGCAAGCCCTTCACCGTGACCTGTAAAAACAAAACCTATGCCGATTTACTGACCAAGGTTTTTGATAAGCGGTTCAACCGCCTTCTGAAGTATGTCTGTGAAGATGCCCTGAAAGGCGGGATCGGCTGGTTGTTCCCCTACTATGGGGATGATGGGAAACTTGCCTTCAAACATTTTCCCGCCCAAGAAATTCTTCCGTTTTGGACTGACGATGATCACACAATCCTTGATTGTGCAATCCGGCTTTACCCCCAAGAGGTTTGGAACGGGCTTACCAAGGAAATTGTGGAGCGGGTGGAAATCTTCAAGCATGATGGCATTTGGCGTTATGTGTACGATGGAACCACCCTGACCCCGGATGAACAGTTGGGGGAGCATGAAAACTACTTCAGCATTGATGATGGGGAAGAAACTGTTGAATTGAATTGGGAGCGGATTCCCCTGATTCCGTTCAAGTACAACAAGCAAGAAATTCCCCTGATTCGCCGGGTGAAAACCCTTCAGGATGGCATTAACACCATGCTTTCCGACTTTGAAAACAATATGCAAGAGGACGCAAGAAACACCATTCTGATTCTGAAGAATTATGATGGTGAAAATCTTGGGGAGTTCCGGCGCAACCTTGCCACTTATGGAGCCGTCAAAGTTCGGGATGATGGCGGAGTTGAAACCCTGACCGTTGAAATCAATTCTGAAAACTTCAATTCTATTCTGAAACTGTTCAAGGATAAATTGATTGAAAATGCCCGTGGCTACAATGCCAAGGATGATCGGATGGGGAACAACCCCAACCAAATGAACATTCAATCCATGTATTCTGACATTGACCTTGACGCAAACGGGATGGAAACCGAGTTTCAAGCGGCTTTCGATGATCTGATTTGGTTCATCAATCAGGATTTCGCCAACACTGGCCGTGGCGATTATGACGGTGAAGAAGTCACCATTGTTTTCAACCGGGATATGCTGATCAATGAAAGTGAAGCCATTGAAAACTGTTCCAAGTCCGTTGGCATTTTGTCTAATGAAACCATTGTGGCCCAGCACCCTTGGACAACTGATGTGGATTTGGAGTTGGAACGGCTTCAGAAAGAAAAGGAAGAAGCAATGGCCCAAGCGCAGGAATACGCCGGGGCTTTTGGCAATGTTCAAAAGGATGATCCTGATGGGAATGAAGGCGGGGATGAATAATCCCCGCCTTACCTATGCCGGGGCAATAATGGGGCGGGGCCGGGGTTCACCTCCTTACCCGGTCAAAGGTGCAATTCCTTTCCCCGGCACTTTATATGGACAGATACCCAAGTGGTAAAGGGGCCGGTTTGCTAAACCGGTAGGCCGGGAAACCGGTGCATGGGTTCAAACCCCATTCTGTCCGCCACATGGCGCATTCGGCAAGAGGTTAAGCCACCGGGCTTTCAATCCGGGATCGGTGGGTTCGATTCCCCCATGCGTCACCATTTGCCGGGTTGGTGGAATTGGCAGACACACCGGATTCAAAATCCGCCGCCTTTTGGCGTATGGGTTCAAGTCCCATACCCGGCACCAATATTGGGGTATAGCCAAGCGGTAAGGCAAGGGGCTTTGACCCCCTGATGCGTTGGTTCGATCCCAACTACCCCAGCCATATCAAGAAGGGAGCGTGACCCCGTGAAGAATGCTGACTATTGGCGGGGCCGGTTTGCCATTCTTGAAAATTCGGCCCACAAACAAGCGGATGAATACCTTCAGACCCTTGAAGATATTTACCGGGAAGCTGAACAATCTGTTCAACGGGATATTGAAAGCTGGTATCAGCGTTTTGCCACCAATAACAAGGTGACTTTGGCTGAAGCCCGGAAGATGTTGACCACTGGACAGCTTGAAGAATTCAAGTGGACGGCTGAACAGTATGTGAAAGCCGCACAAAGGGCCAACCTTTCAGAAGATTGGATCAAGAAGCTGGAAAACGCTTCAACCCGTTTCCATGTCAGCCGCCTTGAAGCAATCCAACTGCAAATCCAACAGGAAATGGAACTTCTGTTTGGAAATCAGGTGGATGGAATTGATGATCTTCTGAAAGATGTGGTTTCCAATGGGTACACCCGTGGAGCCTTCGAGGTTCAAAAGGGCATTGGCCTTGGGTGGGATTTCACCGCCCTGAACCAAAAGAAACTTGAAACTTTACTTTCAAAGCCTTGGACAACTGACGGGCGCACTTTTCGGGATCGCTGTTGGACGAACAAGGCGGATTTGGTGGACACCGTAAACAAGGAACTGATTCAGGGAATGTTGCGGGGTGATCCACCGGCCAAGATTATCACGGCCATTCAAAAACAGTTCGGAACTTCCCGCTATAAGGCAAGGCGCTTGGTTCATACGGAAACCAGCTATTTCAACGCCACTTCCAAAGTTCAGATGTATAAAGATTTGGGGGTGGATCAGATTGAAATTGTGGAAACGCTGGATTCCCGTACCTGTGCCGTGTGTCAACCCCTTGATGGGACGGTGGTTCCCCTTTCCCAATATGAACCGGGGGTGACAGTTCCGCCCTTCCACCCAAATTGCCGGGGAACCACTTGCCCCCATTATGAGGATATGGACGGTGAAAGAGCCGCCCGCACCGCTGATGGGAAAGTGTACTATGTCCCGGCCAACATGACCTTCAGCCAATGGAAGAAGGCTTTTGTGGATGGCGTGAAGGACGGTTTGACGGTTGCCACCGCAGGCGCTATAATGAAGAAAACCGTGGACGATTGCACCACTGTTGATGAAGTGGAAGCCTTGATGAAGGAACAAGGGTGGTTTTATCAAACTACCCTTCCCAATGGGAAACCTTTTGACGGAAATCAGCTTCTTTCTTTGCAAGGCTGTGATCTTGAAACCGCCAAGGCCATTTTCAAAGCCCATGAAAATGTGTTCAACCGCCTTCCTGAATTGCGGGGCCAACTGAATTCTATCAATGCTATGAAATTGCAAGCTGGCACCTATGCCCAATGTTCTTATGGGTTGGGCCGTGGTGGAATTTCCGTGAACACTTCTTATTTTTCCGATGTGGAGCGGTTGACCAAACTTTACGCAAGGGACTTGGAACATGGATTCCACCCAGCAGGAACCACCTTCGGTTCCATTGTCACCCATGAATTGGGCCATGCTGTGGATGATTACCTTTCTGTGATCCAGCAGTTGGCCGGATTGAATGGATGGCGGCCCAAGAAGGTTTCCGCTTATCTTCGCCCCAAAGTTATGAAGGCTTGTGGGTTGAAGGTTTCCGACACCAAAACGGCGGTGAGCGGTTACGCCACCCAAGATGCCCAAGAATGGTTTGCTGAATGCTTCTGTGAATGGATGGACAGCGAAAGCCCCCGCCCGGTTGC